TTTTCGTTTTGCCCGCCGTCAGGCGAGCGGTTCGGTGACGAGACGAAACCGCGCGCCGGCCCGCCACAGCCGCTGGGGGACCAGCCGCTCGCTGCGCAGATCGATCAGGCGCACGCCCACGAGGTCATGCCCCGGCGACGCGGCCGCCAGCGCGCCCGCCATGCCTGATCCCTCCACGAGAAGGTCGACCGCGCGGGACAGGATGCCGCCGGCCTCGTCCCGCGAGGCGGCACGCGAGAAAACCGCGATCTCCAGCCGGTGCTCCTCGCCCTCCCCGGGGTGGGCGAGAAGCGGACGGCTTTCGATCGTGCCGATGACGAGATGAGGGAATGGCGCGCCACGCGGCGCTCCGTCGTGGATGCGTCCCGCTCCGGCCAGATCGGCAAGCGTCGCATCGCCGGCCAGCAGCGAAAAGACCGCGCCGCGCAGGGCAAGGCCTGTGTTCATCAGCTTTCCTCCTGAAGAAGGCAGGTGAGAAAGCCGGTTCGCCTGGCGCTGTCGTCGACACCGATCACCCGAAAGGCACGCCCGTCCTCGTCCACCAGGCGGAAGCCCGCCCGCACCGGATTGGGCGCACGCAGCCGCGCCTTGTGACTGGCGATGCCGCCCAGGCGTTCGCCCGCCACCCGTTCGGCAAGCGAGGCGGGCGCGAGCGCCACGAAATGGCTTCCTTCGTCGGAGAACTGGGTGAGCGTCTCGCCATGCGCTGCGACGATCCGCTCTGGACGCTCCAGCCGCATGAGCCGGTCGAGCGCGCCGGCTCCCGCGCCGGTCACAGCCGCACCCGGCGGTATCCCGCGATCAGCGCGGAAAGCGCTCCCGGCAGGCCAAGCCCCTGCGGGGACCCGGCCTCGGCAAGCCCCTCCCTGCGTTCGAACCAGAACCCGGCGAGCATGAGGACGGCCTGGCGCAGCGGCTCGGGCACATGGTCCGCTGCCGCTCCATAACCGGCGGTGAAATCGACCTCGATGCCATTGGACGCGAGACCTCCCGCGCCGACCGTGACGGCAAGCCCCGGCGGTTCGCTGTTGAGCCGGGTGGTGTAGGTGCCGGGGGCCAGCACCACCGGAAGGCCGTCGCCGTCGTAGACGGTGACGCTGTCGATCGAGGCGACGGGCGCCACGGGAAGACGCACCACCCGGCCCGGAGGCCATGCGTCGAGGTAGAGCCTCCACCCCTGAAGGAGCAGTGCGCGGCGCGTGAGGCGTTCGATCTCGGCGCGCGCGGCGGCGACAAGCCGCTCGATCAGGGCATCCTCGGCGGTCGAGGTGACACGCAGGTGGGCGCGCGCCTCCGTCAGGCTCACAGGCTCCAGCGCCGGGGGAGAGGTCACGAGTGCGGTCATTGCTGCTTTTCCCTGTCGTGAGAGACGTTCCGGCGGCGCGGCTCCCGCGCCGCCGTCCGGTTTCCCGCTCCTCAGACCTCGAAGGAGAGCAGCTTGATCGCGTCGAAGTCCTGCACGCCGCCACCCACGCGCTTGGTGGTGTAGAAGAGCACGTAGGGCTTGGCCGAGTAGGGATCGCGCAGGATGCGCACCCCGGTCCGGTCGACGACCAGGTAGCCACGCCGGAAGTCGCCAAAGGCAATCGGCGCCGTGGCGCTTGCGATGTCGGGCATGTCCTCTGCCTCGGTGAGCGGGAAGCTCATCAGGGTCGCCGGCGCACCGACGGAAGCCGGCGGCTGCCAGAGGTAATTGCCGTCGGCATCCTTCATCTTGCGCACCACCGCCTGCGTGCGCCGGTTCATCACGAAACGGGCGTTCTGGCGGTAGCCGGCCTTCAGCGCATAGACGAGGTCGATCAGCACGTCGGAGGGGGTGCTTGCGGGAAAGGCTCCGTCGACGCCGGTCGCCACCTTGCCGAGGCTGCCCCAGCTCCAGGACGCCTCGTCCACCCTCGGGTAGTCGAGGAACCCTCGCGGCCGGTTGGTGCCGTCACCACTGACGAAGGCAGACCCCTCCTGTTCGGCGAAGGCCATCTCCACCTCGCCGGCAATCCACGCCTCCACGTCGACGGCTGCATCCTCGAGGAGCGAGGGCGTCGCCGCCGGCATGGCGTAGAGTTCCATGGTGGGAAAGGCGAGTTCGGCCAGCGTCGGCGTTCCGGTCTGCGGACGCGCGGCCGTCTCCGCCACCCAGCCGGCCTGCGGACCGGTCACGGAAAACGGCTTCTTGAAGACGCTTGCCGAGACCTGGCGCGAGCCCGCGATGGCGCGGATCGGCGAGACGGCTGACATGCGCGCCAGGATCTCGCTTTCGGTCTGCTCGGGCACCAGATAGCCGCCGTCGGGATCGGAGCCGACCGAAAGCGCCTTCTGCTCGATGGTGCGCAAGCCCTCCTCGTGGCCCTTGCGCATGTATCCGGAAAACGCCTCGCGATGCTCGAGGACGGCCGGATCGGCATCCTTCATCGTGTGGCGGGTGGAGGCGGGCACGTCACGCGCCGGACGGGCCGCCTTCAGGGCCATCTGGTCCAGACGGGCCTGCTGCCGGTCGAGGGCGTCGTCGATGCGCCGGAGCTTCTCCGACACCAGCGGGTCGGCATTGCCGCGCGTCTCCAGTTCCACCAGCCGCTCCTCGTTCACCTCCCGGTAGGCGGCGAAGGTGGCGCGCATGTCATCAAGCGCACGGCGTGTCTCGGCATGCCCCTCGCCCGGGCCGCCCGATTTCGTTTCGGGGGCCGCCACCGGGGGCGCGGCGGGCGCGGGCGCCTTGGTCTCGGGCGCCTTGATCTCGGGTGCACCGGTGGCGGGGGTGGCGCGCTCGCGCGGTCCCATGGTCGCGCAACGCTGTTCAGGAGCGGATCGGGTCATTCGCAGGTCTCCAGGGTTTGGCTCTCGGGCCGTCGTGGGAAGAAGGGGCCGCATCAGCGAAACGAGGTTCGCGGCACGGCGTCGGCGCGCGCGTCGAGGCGGGCCGAGGGATGCAGGGGAAAGGTCACGAGCGAGACCTCCCAGAGATCGATGTCGAAGATCCGGCGCATTCCTGTTGCCGGATCACGGCGCGCGGAGCGGGCGCGAAAGCCGATGGACAGGCCGTCGAGCGCACCGGCATCGACCAGAAGCGCGGCCTCGCGTCCGGCGGCTGTGGCGGTCAGCAGCCGTCCGGCAAGACGCAGGCCGATCCTGTCCTCATGCGCCTCGTCCCACACGCCGATGGGTTTGGCGGGGTCATGCTGCCAGAGCATGCGGATGCCGGCGGCGCCGCGCTCCTTCAGCGAACGCCGGAACGCCCCGCGCACCACCACGTCCTGGGCTTCGTCGGGAATGCCGAACACGCTGGCATAGCCGGTGATGCGCGCGCCTTCGCCCGGGTTGCGTCCGGGGCTCACGTTCACCGCGCTCATGCGGGCGCGTCCGCGGTGCGCATGCGCGACAGCAGATGTCCGAGGCGATGCGCGAAGCGGTGAAAGACCGCAAGGTGACAGGCGTTCATGCCGGAGTGCGTGCTGGTGTCGGTCTCGATTCCGCCGCCTGTGTGCGGCGGCCAGGCGCGCGCGGTCGCGCACGGCCCCGGGTTTCGGGATCGCGTCATGAGGGTCTCCGTTGCGTTGTGAAAGCGGACCGGCGGGCGGTCAGTCCTCGTCAAAATCCGCGAAAATGCGGTTCAGCCGGGCGATTGCCGCGACGAAATCGTCGAAGCGCCGGTTGGCCCGTGCCATCTCGCGCAGGGACCAGACCAGCAGGCTGGTCGCGGAACTTGCCCACACGAACAGCACCAGGTGGGCGAGATCCCCGGCTCCGCCGAGAATGCGGGCCATGGGTTCGATCATGTGGGGCTCCAGCATCACGGGGCCGCCCCGTCCCCTGGCAAGTGTCCGGGCAGGTGTCCGGGCCGATCCGCCTCCCCCGAACCGTAGCCAACGGCCGCGCGCTTTTCGTCGCGCGTCAGGAAACTCGCCCCCTCGACCCTCTGCCACAGGGCGGCGCGCTCGCTGGACAAGGCCTCGACCGCATCCGCGTCCGGCTCGAGCCGCAAGGGCGCCGGGCGTCCGTCCCGCGCGAAACCGGGAGACAGGAAGCGTGCAAGCGCCTCGCCGGTGCGCGCGGCCAGTGGCAGCACGGTCTGCCGCCAGAAGGCCCGGTTGGCTTCCTGATAGTTGGCGAAAGTATTGTCGCCGGGGATTGCCAGCAGCATGGGCGGAACGCCGAAGGCGAGCGCGATCTCGCGCGCGGCCTGGTTCTTGGCGCCGACGAAGTCCATGTCCCTCGGCGTCAGCCCCATGGGTTTCCAGTCGAGGCCGCCTTCCAGCAGCAGCGGGCGTCCGGCGTTGCGGGCGCCCTGGTATCCCTCCTCCAGTTCCGCCTTCAGCCGGTCGAACTGCTCTTCCGACAGGTTTGCCCCGTCCGTGCCATAGACCAGTGCGCCGGAGGGGCGTGCGGAATTGTCCAGAAGGGCCTTGTTCCAGGCCCCGGCTGCATTGTGCAGGTCGAGACTGACCTGCGCCGCCTCGATGGGCGCGAAACCGTAATGGTCGTCGAGCGGGTGAAAGATCTTCAGATGCAGCACCGGCGGACGCCCGCCGGGTTCGCGCGCGGCAAGCCGGACCGTGCGCCCGGCGACGGTGTAGTCATGCGCCTCCGGCCAGCCGTCGCGCCCGGGCACGACGCGCACCCGGTCGGGCCGCAGGGCAAACAGTTCGCGTGGTTCGTCCTCGATCGCCACCAGTTCCACATAGGCGTTTCCGGCCACCAGAAGATGACCGTAGACCTCTTCCATGAACCCCTTGCCGGACGCGCCCGGATTGGGCTGCGCGAGCAGGTCGAGCAGCGGGTGCCGATCGAGTTCGCGCTCGCCGTCGAACAGGGTGAAGGGAACGCTCGCCGCGGCTTCCGCGATCATGCGCACCGCCCGGTGCACCACCGGATTGCGCGCATAGCCTTCCCGGGCAAGGGCCGCATAGTCGCGCGGTGTCCACACGGGACGTCCGCTGCCCGACAGTGCGATGAGCGGACCGGCGCGGGAGGCTTTCGCCTCGGCCGGGCGAAAGCCCTTGCGAACAGAGTCGAGAAATTCTCTCAAAGCCATGATCCGAAACGCCTTTCGTCCATCCTGAGATCGTGATTCAAGTTCCTCACGCGAGGCATGAGCAACGCCCGCCCCTTTCCGCAGCCTCACAGGTTGCGCAATCTCGGTTCGCCGCGACGGGCCATGAGCAGTTCGCCAAGCGCCCACACCAGCGCATCGAGCCGGTCGGGGGAGCGGCCATTGGAAAGGCCGCCGGGGCCGAAGTCCGCCATTTCGTCCTCGAGTTCGGGGAACGCGCCGGCGTGCCGAACCCGGCCCTGCTCGTAGAACAGAGCCACCGGCTCGGCGCGGGCGAGCTTGCCGCGCGAGGCATGGACCGACCTGACCGGAATTCCGGGATCGACGCCGGCGATCACCGCGCTGACCATTTCGCCTCCCTGGTTCACTTCCGCCACCAGGCAGTCCGCGTGATGCGCATGCCAAAGGCGGGCGGCGCGCGCCGCCCAGTCCGCCGGGCGGGCGCGTTCCATGCTGGCATCGGCCAGAACATGGGCGATGCCCTCGGCCGAAATCCCGGCGACGACGATGCCGCAGGCATCCGAGCGCCTGCCCGAGGAGGCGGGTGGATCGATCGCGATGACGATGCGTTCAAGCTCGGGGACGTGTGTCGTCCTCGCGGTCTCGATCATCTCGCGTGTCCACAGCGCCCCTGGACGGTCATCGACCAGTTCGCCGTCCAGTTCCTGACGCCCGAGCCGCGTGCCCGCATATCGGGCGCGGATCGCGCTGACGAACCCGCGGGCCAGATGGGCGGCGTTGGCTTCCGTCGCCGCGCGGGCGACGCGGGTCTCGGGGTCGGACAGCAACTGTTTCAGCAGCGGGATCGGGCGCGGTGTCGTGGTCACGAGCTGGCGTGGGCTTTCGCCAAGACGCAGCGCGAACTGGAGCATGTCCCAGGTCTCCTGCGGGTGCCGCCACTTGGCCAGTTCGTCGCACCAGGCAAGGTCGAACTGGGGACCGCGCAGCGCGTCCGGGTCCTCGGAGGAAAACACCTGCGCCACCGCGCCGTTCTCCCATTCCAGGCGCCGCCGCGAAGGCAGCCAGCGGGGGCGCTCGCCCGGCGGATGCACCGCCAGAAGGCCGGAGACGCCCTCGACCATCACCTCGCGCGCGTCCTGCAATGTCTCCCCCACGAGCGCGACACGCCCGGCCAGCGGCCGGCGGCCTGTCGTGCAGGCCCGCAGCCATTCGGCGCCCGCGCGCGTCTTTCCCGCGCCTCGTCCGCCAAGCAGCATCCAGACGCGCCAGTCCCCCTCTGGCGGGCGCTGGTGGTCATGGGCCCAGAGTTGCCAGTCGTGGCGCAGGAACTCGAGCTCACCCGGCCCCAGTCCGGCCAGGAACTGCGGAAGCAGGCGCTTCCCGGCACAGGCGCTCAAGGCGCTTTTCAAGCTCCCGCCTGAGGCCATCGGCATCCCTTTCCGCCTGAGTCCCGTTGTCCGAGAGCCCGCCGCGCAGCTCGATGAGAATGTCGAGTGTCTTGGCAAGGCTGCCGAGCGTGCGTGCGTTGCGCTCCACCGATGCGGGGTCGGGGGCAAGCCCCGTTTCGTCGCCACCGGTGAACTGGGCCTCGACCGCCCTTATCTGCGCGTCGAAGGCGGCAATCAGCCGGGCGACCATGCGGGCAAGGCCGCGCGTGTCGCCGCGCTCCATCAGCTCGCGAAGATGAGACTGCCTTACCCAGCCCTCGAGGCGGATGCGGCGTTCGACGGTCTGGCGCGTGACGCCGAACCGCCGGCCAAGCTCCTCCGCCCCGCACCCCTCCTCCTCGTAGAAATGACGCGCCTCGCGCCACACATCGGCCCCCAGGTGAACCGGTTGCTTGCGCGAGGGCACGGCCTGCGGAGCGGACAGGTCTCCCCCGTCCGGTTGCGCGCGCGCCCCGGTCATGCAGGTCTCCTTTTGCGTGAATGTCCCGACCGGCTCTTGGCGCCATTCGCCCGGGCAAGGCTCCGAGTGTCCTTGACCCGGAGCCATCGGCCACCCCGGTCGTGGTGGAAGGTCACCACCGGGCACGACGGCAACGTGACCGCCAGAACAAGAAAGGCGGCAGGGCCTCTCGACCCGCCGCCGTCCGGCCGCAACTCCGCGACCATGACTGAACCCTACCGAACCAGCGTCACGCTGTCAAGGATTATTTTCCTAGGACTTTCACGAATCGGCATGCCCCCGGGCAGCCGGTGCGCGGTGGCGTTGGAGGCCTTTTCGCTCCGATGTCAGGTCAGCCAGGCGCCGCATCCTTGTGCAGACTGGCCTTGCAACCCGGTTTTCGTTGATCCCGGCGCGCCAGGTCGCGGCGCATCTCGGCATCGGTGTTGAAGCAACGCGCGGATTCTGCGAACACTTCACGGGTTAATGAATCCCTACCAGGGTCGACGGGTTCGACCTCTCGCTTTCCGCATGGCCACCGGCAGGCAGTCCGGTTTCGGCGATGCGCTTGCGGGCACCAACAAGAACCGGAAGACGCGGGACGGCCTCGGAGGCATGAGGCGTCTTGCAGGATTGACGATGGCGCAGGGGGCGCAATGAACACCTATTGGCTTTTCGCAGGCATGGTCTGCACCGTGATTTCTCTTGGCCCGGCTCAGGCCGAAGACCGTGTTCCGCACGATTGGCAAGGCGTCTATGGCGGTCTGGCGATTGGCGGCGTCTTCGGCGCCTCGAGCCCGGACACGACCGTCAGCGACGGTTCCTATTTCAACACGCCGAACATTCCGGTC